CACTGCAAATACAAATTCTGACGTGGTGATGAATGGTAACGGTGGCGATGCTGCCGTTGCCTTATGGTTGTATATTCGTTTAGATAAAGACGTTACAGGTACACCTTTATTTAATGTGTACACATCTGATAAGGAAAATATGGCTGATGCCACATTGTTAACAGGTGTTACATTGCCACAGAACTCCAAAGCTGGTACAGAATACAAAGGTCGACTTCCTGCAGGTGCGAAAAAGTTCATTCGCATTAATGCGAACAATATGACTGCTGCTACCATTACATCGTTCTTAACAGATGGTGTTAATTTGAAATAAGAAGGTGCAACTATGAATTTTACGGCTAAAGAAACTATGTACCACGGCAACCGTGGATTAATTCAAGCAGGTGAAAGTATTGATTTCTCTGAAGAAGAAATCAAGGAATTTGAGCCTGATTATTTTAAACAGCTTTTTTCTGGTAATGAAGATGAAGTAACAAAAATCTTTAATCCAAAATCTAAGTCTAAAGACAAAGAACCGGGTACTGAAACTCAGCCTCCTGAAACAGAGCCGGGTGACAAAAACCCACCAG